TTTATAGTGCAGGTACACTTGCCATAAACCAAGACAGGCCTAATAACACTGCTACAAATACATCCGAACCAGAATACATTTTTACAAATGCAAATGTAAGTGAAGAGGGTTTTACATATACAGGAGTTGGAGCTAAAACAAAATTTACAGAGGTTGAAGTTTCATACTTTGACAATGACACTCAGACTTTAGATTTTGAATATGTAAGCGCAGATGATATTACTGCATTATCAGGATACATAACAAAATTTGGAAGGGTAAGAAAAACTTTAAAATCTTTTGCTTGTACTTCAAGAGGTCAGGCAAATCGTACTGGAAGATGGTTTTTATATACAAATTTAAAAGAAAGTGAAATTTGTACATTTAAAACAACACTCGAAGCTGGTGTAATAGTAAGGCCAGGAATGATAATTGGTATAGCTGATTCTTTAAGGGCTGGTATTCGTAGAGGAGGGAGAATAAATACAGGTGTTTCTACTACACAAATTATTGTTGATGATTCAGATAATACTGATTTAACAGATGAAAATGGTGCAACTTTAAGTGTTGTTTTACCAGATGGTACTGTTGAATCAAAAACAATAAGTTCAGTCTCTGGGAAAACGATAACAGTATCTTCTGCATTTTCAGCAGTGCCACAAGCAAATAGTGTTTGGGCAATAGAAAATTCAACAGTAGAATTTCAAACGTATAGAGTTTTATCTATTGAAGAGGTTACAGGATGTGAATATGCTATTTCAGCAGTAATCCATGATGTTAATAAATATGCACAAGTAGAAGATACTACTGTTGCAGCAAATCCAAGACCAATAACAACTTTATTAGATGAAGTACCTTCACCTAGCAACTTAGATGCTACAGAACAAATTGTTGTATTGAATAACAGGGCAGTATCTAAAATATTTGTTACATGGGAACCAGTGCAGGGTGTAAAAGAATATTTATTAGAATTTGTTTTTGAAAATGATAATCCAGAAAGAATTAGAGTTGCTAAACCAAGTTTCGAACTTTTTGAATCAAGATTAGGAAATTACACTTTTGCAGTTAAATCTGTTAACACACTTGGAAAGTTAAGTGCAACAACTTCTCAGATTACATTCACTGCTATAGGAAAAACAGATTTACCTGAAGATCCAACTGGTTTAACAAGTGAGCCAGTTTCTGATCAATTTATTAGATTGAGATTTAACCCTTCTACCTCAGTTGATGTGACTCATGGAGGAACAGTATCAGTAAGGCATACATCTGATACATCAACAAACGCTAGTTTTGCAAACTCTACAGAAATAATTCCACAACTTGCTGGTAATATTAGTGAAACACTCGTGCCAGCTTTAACTGGAACGTATTTTATTAAGTTCATTGATGATGGTGGCCGCAGATCAGCAAATGCAGCAAAAATAATTGTTACAAAACCAGATCCGCAACCTAATCAGGTTGTTGTAACTAAAAGAGAAGATCAAACAAGTCCACCTTTTAACGGCACAAGAGTTAGAACTGTATTTAGTGATGAATTTAATGGTTTAGTATTAGATGGAAGTCAATTTTTTGATAATGTTTTAGATGTTGATTCTTTAGCATCCTTTGACTTTTTAGGTAGTGGTATCGTACCTCAAGGATTTTATAATTTTGTTGATAATTTAGATTTAGGAGCAGTATTTAACCTTTCATTAGAACGGCATTTTAAAACAGCAGGTATTGTTGTTTCAGATTTATGGGATTCAAGATTATCATTAGTGGATCAAATGCCAGATTGGGATGGTACTTTAGCTGAAGACGTAGGTGCAAAACTACAAGTTTCTACTTGTCAGGGTGTACCTTCGGCTTCACTATCAGCAACATATTCACAAACACAAGATTTAATTACTATTACAAAATCTTCTCATGGATTTGTTGTTAATGACAATGTTTTAGTTGATTTTACAAGTGGAACAGCTTCTGATGGTTTTTTAAAAACTACCACAGTTACAAATGCTAATGTTTTTATCGTTGAAGCAGAAAGACAATTAGCAGAATATTCAATTTCTGATGCCTCTACAGGAGAAATAAGATTTTTTACAACAGGAGATCATGGAGGTCTTGTTGCAAATGATACTGTGAAACTTGTTTTTCTTACTGGTACAGCAACAAGTGGTAATTATGTTGTTGGTTCAACTTTACCTTTGGGAACTGTATCAATAACAACTTCTTCTAATAATTCTGTTACCTCTGGAACTGTTGAATTTATAAAAATAAAAGATAGTTCTGGTAATGATGTTACGACAACTGGAGATTGTAATATTTCAAGTGCATTTTCTCCTTTTAACATTTTCGCAAATGGAGAGTTTACGGCAAGAGGGTTTAGATTTAGGGCAGAATTGTTTTCAGATGATCCTGATGAAAATATAGAAATTGATGAATTAGGTTATACAGCAAGCATGAAAAGAAGAACCGAAACTGTAAACACTGCTATAGCAAGTCAATGTGGAACTACAGGAAGTGCAAAAACAGTTACTTTTGGAAATAGTTTTTACACAGGTACTTCAGCTATAAATTCATCAACAACGGCATTTTTGCCTACAATAGGAATTACTCTTGAAGGTGCTGTTTCTGGTGATTATTTCAAAATTACATCTGTTACGGGAACACAGTTTGTAATTGAAACAAGAAATAGTAGCGATGCTTTTAAAGATTTAAGTTTTAAATACACAGCCATAGGTTTTGGTAAAGGGTCTTGATGTAATTGTTTTCAAATTTGATGTATCCTATAATTAAATAAATATTGTTGGGCAATGAGTACAAATCAAAATGATATGGTTATCGACAACGGCACTGGCCTTGCCGTTCGTCAAGATATAGAAGATGCCCTTCAAGCTTTAGCTGGAAACAGTACAGGTGCTTCTGCACCCTCAACAAATTACGCAAGTCAATTTTTTGCTAATACTTCCTCTGGTATTATGCAGTTAAATAATACATCTGGAAACGCATTTATAAATCTGTTTAGTTTAACTGGTGGACCAGCTTTTGCTGTTGATGGAACAATAAATTCAGTAAATATCGGTAAAGGTACAAACTCTGCTACTGGAAACACAGTTCTTGGTGAAAGTGCTTTGGATGCAAGTGTTTCTGGAACTCATAATACTGCTTTAGGTAAACAGACGCTAACTGCTTTGACGTCAGGCTCTTTAAACACAGCAGTTGGATCAGCAAGTCAGTTAAATACCACAACTGGAACAAATAACACCTCAGTAGGTTATAACGCTTTAGGGGCAGTCACAACGGCCAGTAACAATTCAGCAGTTGGTCTAAGTTCATTAGGATCAACCACAACTGGGCAAAAAAACACAGCAATGGGAGTAAATGCTCTATTCGGAAATTTAACGGCTGATGACAATACCGCATTCGGATATCAGTGTTTACTATCAAACACTACTGGAACTAGAAATTTGGCTGTAGGTGCTAATTCTTTGGATGCTAATACAACGGCTAGTGATAACACAGGTTTAGGTTTTAACACTTTATCAGCAGCAAACTCAGGCGCACAAAATTCTGCTGTTGGATCAGGTTCATTAACTCTACTTACTTCTGGTAATTCTAATACAGGTATAGGTTATGCTGCCCTAAATGGAAACACAACTGGTAGCTCAAACGTAGCGGTGGGTGCAAATGCCTTAGATGCAAATACTTCGGCTTCAAGTAACACAGCGGTGGGTACAAGTGCATTAGGAGGAAACACGACCGGAACCGGTAATGTGGCTGTGGGAGCATCCACTTTGGTTTTACAAACGACACAAAATTACAACACTGCTGTAGGTAGTGCAGCATTAAACGCTACTGTTGCTGAAGAGGGAACTGCCGTTGGATATTTTGCATTAGTAAGTAACACATCAGGTGCAGATAATACCGCAGTAGGATCTAGATGTATTCAAGACAACACAACAGGACATAGCTTGACCGCTATGGGAAAACGTGCTTTGAAATCAAATACAAGTGGTATTTATGGAACAGCTGTGGGCTATCATGCTCTCGAAGAAAATACTACGGCTTCAAGTAACACCGCCGTGGGTTATCAGGCTCTCACTTCAGCCACTAGTGGAGGAGAAAATGTTGCTGTTGGTATAAATGCTCTTGAATCTTTAACCACTTCAACACATAACACTGCACTTGGTTCATATTCTCTTCGACAAAACACGACCGGATTTAAAAACACAGCTGTGGGCTATCAGGCTCTCACAGGAACTACTACAGTAGGTCGCTGTTCGGCTTTGGGTTATAACGCTCTCCAGGCAAACACGACTGGAACCCAAAATACGGCTATGGGTAGTGAATCTGCTGATGCTGCTACCACAGCAAATAATACCGCTGCTTTTGGTTACAATTCTCTTGGTGCGCTTACAACAGGAAATGCAAATACGGGTATTGGTGCGAGTGCTTTATCAGCTTGCACCACAGGCGCACACAACACCGCTTTGGGTATCAATGCAATGTACCAATTAAGCACAGGAAGTGGTAATACTTCAATCGGTGTAGTTCAAGGTGGTGGTTCAACCGCACCAGTATTTGATGTAACAACAGAGGATAATAGGTTTGTATTAGGTCATACTGCAATTACTAATGCTTATATTAAAGTTGCTTTTACGGTTACTTCAGATGAAAGAGATAAAATTGATTTCCAATCAATACCGCATGGTTTAGATTTTGTTAATAAATTAAAACCAAAAAGTTTTTGGTTTAGAAAAAATAGAGATTCTGAAGAAAAAAATGGTCCACAAAGATATGGTTTTGTAGCACAAGATATTGCTGCTCTAGAAGGTGAAAATCCAGTAATTATTGATACTGAAGAAGAGCATCACTTAAAATATAAAGGCGAGCATTTAGTTCCTGTATTAGTAAAAGCAGTACAAGAGTTATC